GTTAAGACATCATCTTTGTCCCTAGGTACAATTAATTCTCCTTTATTATATAAAGGTTTAGTGGTATTGCCTTTGTGGTGCTACAATAATTGTATCTCAGGGTTAAAGGGTTTTTACTGGCCGAGCTTCAAAGTAGGGTTGAATGAAGGAGAGGTGAGTTTTAGTGTGTTTTTAGTTTAAGATCCTTAATCTTTCTTTTGATTGGAAGCTACTAGGGTCTTAAATAAACTCTTTAGTCGGTCCACTCTATCATCTACGCGGTTTTACTTTTATCTACGATTTGCTTTCTATCTTTTGCTTAACGCAGAGGAGTTAGGCTTATTAGATTTGTTTTCCATAATTAAGATTGTATAGTAGTTGTTGTAGTATAGTTAATATAAGCCTAGTATCCCCTCAATATACCCTAAGGTACATCGGAACAAAAGTATTACCCAGCATATATTTAATTATCTTCAATTATCCTAAAAAGAGCCCGGACATCTAGATTAAGGCGGTAATTAATCAATTCTTCCATTTGATAGTTAAGGGGGTCAAAAGCGTATTTAATCATCTTGAAATCTTTACATAGTTCAAGCATGTCACTCATTTCAATGGAAGGTTTGGGAAGCTGGTGAAGTTGCAAGCGCAAAACATCCTCTAAAAGACGAGACAACTATTCAGCCTCAATTCCCTTCAATATAGCTAAACGATGCAAGAAAGGGTGTTTAAGGATCTATCTATTATTGCCGGTAAAATATTATTTCTATGTAAGAACCTTCCTTACATCACGAGTCAAATGCCAGTCATTTATCTATTGTGTTCTACTATAAGACCACTTAGAACAGAAATCCATTTCATAAAACTTTCCCACAGTAACAGACTTAACCAATTATCCTAAACCAATCTCCTCGGGTACAGAGTCTCTTGAAGTATATTTGAGTATAGCGTCACGAATACGATTAGCCAACTAAGGCTCGCAAAGAATAACAGTGTCATCTCCAGCAGCAATACCTAAAAATCTATCATCCTACCAGGGATTATCTGATATCCCATCAGCATACAAATAATAATATAGGTAACATAAGGATCTTAAGGTATTGAACTTAGTAGTCTTCATAGATAATCCAGAAAACGTAGTCCCTCTTAGGTTGATAAATAGCCAATCTCGTTCAGGGTAAGGACAGGATTACTCAGGTATTTATGTCCTCCAGAATAACTCCCTAATTTCAGTTGGCCAATCATCAGATTAGACTGTAGGCATATGTATGAAAAGATAATTCTCCCCCTACAACATGCACTT